TATTCAAAGAATACATGATTCTGGAAATAACTCTGATGACTAAGATCATAACAAAACTGTGCCAACTCTGCTATCTTCTGATGTCCATTCATTTTCATTTTAATACCTATTTCATTAACTTATGAGACTATTATATCAAACTCTATGCTGATTGTCAACACTTTTTCATTAATATTTGTTAATGTTAGTGCACCAGATATACAGAATCAATACATATACCAACAAACTTCACTTTAATTCTTTCTAGTGCACGTTTCAACAATTACTCCACGAATATCAGATGATTTAATGCTCTGGTACACGCTACATAGTATAAGTTATCTTCCTGAATCTTTTCCCATTCGGACTTTGCTTTTTCTTTATACATACCGCATTGAGATGGCTTGATAAAATAGATAATCTCGCTTTCTAAACCTTTTGCGCCATGAATAGTCATTAACTTACGCTTACTTGAACTATTAGAATGTAATATTAAACTCTTAAGGAATCTCGGTATATCTTTAACTTCTTTAGCAGTATCAATAATATATAATAACCCATCATACTTGTTCTCTATATTGGTAGTACTCCAACCATTTTCTGATGCTTTATGTAATGCTTGTTCATAATCTCTAACAGTATTCTTACGTATATCTTCTAACGTCTTACACTTTTTACATACCTTAGCCAAATCAGTCTTTAATTGTTTTATAAACTTTGTACCTATTGAAAAATGGTCATCATTCTTAATAAACTTATAAGCTAACTTGAACAAATTATTATTGGTCCGACTTAAGATAAAACACTCATCTTCATAATTAGCAGCACCAGGCTTTATTTTAGAACTAGTACCACCATTCTTGGTGCTATATACATTTGGCACAATATGCTTAATTTCATTAATAACCTCATTAGGACATCTGAAACTTTGTGTCATATCATATTCAGTAGGTTTATACTTCTTAATAATATTCTTTATAGCATAAGGATCTGAACCCCTAAAACCATATATTGCTTGATTGGTATCACCTACAAATACTATTCTTTTAGTAGGTATACAATCTAAAAACGCTAATTGTTGTGGGTTTAAATCTTGACATTCATCAACTAATACTACATCAAACTTTTTTGTTTTCCAGCCATTATCAATAGGATACTGTAACATATCCTCACCACTAATCTGTGAGGTATCAGCTTTACCCTTTTTTAATACTTTCTTAGCCAATTCTATCTTACCACGATCAATATGAAAATGGTCACATGTACTTTCCCATGACTTTTTAGTATTAGTACCAGCCATAGAAATATGCTTATTTACTAAATCAACTATAGTCTTATTAGAATAATCATGATACTTATAAAAATTTACATTACTATCAGGATAATGTTTTTTTACTAAACTTAAACCTAATGAATTAAAAGTTTTACATTGCCATCCTGGCGGCAATTTACCAACTACCTCATTTACTATAGCTTTATTAAATGCTAAATAAATACCATTATTAAATTTTTCAGCCAATAACATTAATGTAGCTGTTTTACCACTACCAGCATATGCATTAACCAATATAGTTTTACTATCACTTTCAACTATAGCTTTTTGTTGTTCTGTTAATTTTAACATTATATACTCTCATTTATAACTTGAATGACTATTATATCACACTAATTCGCAATTGTGAACAAATTCTTTCTTATATTTTTCTATATTATTATATATTTCATCATCTGGATAAGTATTCTTAGTAAAATTACCACTCATCTGATAATTTAAAAACATATCGGAACGACATACATCTAACTCGAATTGCCATATAAACTCGGCCATTAATGCTGTCCCCCATTTATCATAATAACCTAATATATACCTATCCTCAATTAAATCTTCAGAAGTTTCCTTAAGTATACTCGATGATGTATTATAAGACCGCCACTTATGTTCAGATAATGGCTTTTTAGGTCCTCTCTTAAATGAACTTGGTGGTCTTGTTATTCTAGCCCAAAACTTCTTCACTCCAATATACTTATGTCCATCCTTTAAATGAACCGCATATACAAAAGCAACATAATCATTAGGATCAAACTCACCACATATTGAAGTGTTCCAATGACCATACTCTAAAAGCTCTAATGGATTTTTCTGTTTTCGCTTCGCCATTTATAAATACTCTATTAAATAGAAATATTTATAAACACTTATAAAAAAACCACCCGAAGGTGGCTTTATAATTTAATTAACAAAATAGGATGATATATCAACCGCATCAGATGGTATAATACCAATATCAATTGTATTCTTATGATTATTTTGCTTCATAAAATCTGAACCAGATAATGCAAGTTCACCCTTTACAAACTTCATTGCTTGAGTTACCATATCAGCACCAGTACATACAGGAACATTCTGTGCAATCATATTTGCTCTAGACTTACCACCTAATACTTCAAAATCATCAGGAAATGCCATCATATGTAATGCTTCTCGAATTGATAATGAACGATCTTCAGATGGATGAATAGTATCATTCATATTACGACCAATAACAGCATTCATTCTTTCACCGAATACATGAGTACTGCCATCCCAAATACCTTTACCAATTGAAAACTTATATTCAGCATGCTTTGCTGATCTTAAACCTTTCTCATCGCCAACTTCTTCAAACCATTTAATTGCATCAGGTAATAACCCATTACGATTAATATAGTTAAATGCCGTATTACAACCATAACCAAGTACTTCTTCACGAACATCTTTATCTTTACCAATATGATGTTGGATAAAATTATAATATGGTTCTTTAGTACCAATACCAGGATTAATAATAAGATCTTGCTGTAATGAATCAGCAGGCACTTCTTCTAAATATTCTTTAAAGTTTTTTGACTCTCGATCATGCCATTCAAGAATTGGTGCTGTAGGACTACGCCAAAAACATGCAAAGGTACGATCACGTGCTTGTGGTACACCATGGAATTTAGTAGACGTCTTATATAATGTTAATGAATAACCATTTTCCTTTGCAATTTCATACATTCTTTCTGCAACTAATGTACCTTTTTTAGTATATAACGCGGGAGCATTCTCAATCAAAATAGCATCAGCTTCAAATATTTTCATACCATCTTCAGCAACTTTATACATCCAATCATTCTTAGGTGATGTTGCACCCTTAGCATCAGCTGACTTACTAGTATTCAATTGTGATAATGCAGCACATGGTGGTGTACCTACGATAATATTAATTTTACGCTTTAAACTATCTGCATTATCTTCATTAATCTCAGTATAAGGAATATCCTCACGACCTCTAGTATTATGCTGAAAGTTTACGTATTGTGAATCATTATCACCGAAACCTTCATAAGAAAAAATCTCTGATGGTGGAACTCCTGTTGCTCGTTCAGCTCCTAATGGAAAACCGCCGATTAATGGCACAATAGGTGCCCATGTAATTGTATCGCTATTTGTTGTATTATTACTCATATTATTACCTATTTAAAAAAATTTTGTAGTGTATTAGTTGACTTCACTTCATACTGCGTTTTATCCGGCAATTCATAATTGCTATCAAACTCAGACAATATAACTTTACTTAATTTAGACCCATCCAAATATTCATCTGAACAGATATCTTTCTGTAATCTTGTTATTAACTCTAAATAAAAATCGTCATTCTGTAAATTAATAATCAACTCATTTAGTTCGTTAACCGTTTTTGGACGTAACTGATTATATATACCAGTATTTTTCTGGGAATCATAAGATGGGTGTAATATTGGCACAACTCCTGCATGGATTAATTCAACATATTTAGATGTTGCCCAACCATCAGCAATTGGTATAATAAAGGCTGAACGTACATGACTTAGTTTTTCATGAACTTCATCTAACTGAATACTACCTTTAAATCTTTCATCTGATAATGTTTTAGGATGGTCCCATTTACCATATATTTCTACATCTTCTACTCCTGATAATACCCACTCATTCAACATATCATATCGTGATGGCTTACCTTCGTTTAAAACAATCATAAAAGGAATAGTTCTATCCTTAATATTAATTGGCTTTAATGGTCGACCACATAAAAAGATCTTTTCCATCTCAGCATATTTAACAGGCACATATTTAGATACTCGTTCTTGATCTTCAAATGAACGTATAGGTGTCTTTTCATACTCATAGGTATATTGTGATAAGGAAACAAAAGGATCACACAGGACATCTCGTGGCTGTTTAAATGTATACCTGGGGTCATTTATAATTTCTATAACTTTCATATCAGGATTTTCATTCCACCACTTTGTAATAGGTGTGGTATAATTTCTTGTCATATCTATGACCGCAGCATAAGGCGGTCGATGTTCCCTAATCCTGTAAGTCTTATTTGGAATAGTAACCGAACCAATTTGACCAACCATCATTATAGTACCATCAAGAATTATACCTGCATCCTTGAAATAATTAATAATAGCATCTTCATGAGCAGCTCCAGGCTGATTCTCAAATACATCAATAACATTACCAAACTTAAACTGTTTACACTTTTCAGTCTCAGACATCCTTGAAAAATCTGATCTGCCAGTAATATAAAAATTTATATTAGGATTATTATTTGCTAACGCACGAAGCAATTGCGGTGCTTCATTATCCCCACCAATTGGGGAATATGGCGTTATAAACTTTATAGTTTTACCTACCTTACAAAAACCTATATTCTTCATACTTTCATCCATTTATAAAAATCTTCTATATTCATTGCTTTATCATCAACATAATAAGTTGACGAATATGGCTTACCCCATTGTAACTCATCATAAGGTACACCATAACTCTTTAACCACTCAACTGTAATATCTCCAACATCAGCAATAATTAAATCTATATCGCCATTATGCGTTAACATACGACGAGCTGTACTGATAATAATCTTATAACCTTTATCAGATAATACTTGCATTGATTCAATTACTTTTAAATTAGGCTTTGCTTCAGCATACTTGTTAATAGCATCTTTATATTTATGATTAGGATAACAAATTGTATCATCTAAATCAAACACTATGCTTTTTATTTGTGACATATTCTATAACCTTATTCCTTAATCGTTCTTGTCTTGACTTATCATCATAATGTAATGGTATACATGTAGCCAATAATAAAATACCTGCATCTGTAATTAACTCAACATCTAAATCATTATCTTTTAACTTCTTGATAAAAATATTCTGTACAGTTTCATTATGTGGAACATTTGAAACTATAGCATTATAACCATGTATTAAATCATGACTTAACTTAGCAAAATCATAAATATCACAGCCATGATTACCAGAAAATGAACCATATTTACCACGAGGATCAATTAATACCATTTTATCTATATATGGGTTATATAAAACATTACCAAAATGCATATCACCATGTAAACCAACTATTGGCTTAGTTGCTAAATGCACCTTATTAGCTAACTCATTTAACCATTCATTAACCTCTTCAGGTAAACCAGCTACAAATAATCGTTCATATGTTTTACTTATCCACATACTATGAGAACATG